GAACCACCAACGTTTAAAAATAGGTTTCTTAGGTCTCTTTTCATAGGTTTCTACATATGAAGACCCATTCAATTCAATCCCACATTCTGGGCAAAATCGAGATGCGCTAATTTCTTTTCCACAATTTGGGCATACCATTTTTCGTTCTCCTCCCTGCTTTACAACCATTCATCCTTGGCTCACTAAAAATAAAGTTCCGTTGCCAAATTTCCGTAAGTGTACCAACAGACGGCCTTTCGCATGAAGTCCTCAGTAACATGGAAATAGTCTGCCAAGTCCCACATCTCTGTATGACCGTCAGAAATGGCTTCGTCCAATTCTTGCTCCGAAACAAATTCATTGATTGCCCACTTGTCTGCACGATTTTCATGCCTCCGCCTTACATCACAAGTCGCATACTTGTTATAGTAACTACCCGTCATGCTATGTCCAAGTTCGTGTCCTAGCTTCATTTTTTCATCTAGCTCCGAAGCTAATTTAAATGGATCGATTGCAATATAGCAAGCCCCATCGTTATCCATGACCGAAAGGGCCTCCCGCTTTTTCAGTTCAAAGCAATCTACCGCAATATCATTATCTTCTGCAAGACGGTATAGGCCCATCAGGTCCATCATTTTTTCTTCTTCCTTTCCCGGACAAAGGCGGCGTATCGCTTTACGTCGTCCAGGTCGTCTTCGTCCACGTCGTCGGAGTCGCCCCACAGGGCAAACATAATATCGTCGTCGCTGACTATGCGCTCACCATCGGTGGGTGCTTTTTTTGTTTCTGGCCCGTTTAATACACGGTCAACAGAAACCGAAAAATAGTCAGCAATTTTTTGCGCGGTTTCAGCAGTTATACTCTTTTTCCTCCCAGATTTTAAATCGGTCATCAGGCTTTTACTCAAGCCAAGATCAACACACATCTTTCCTCCTTTTATCCCGCGCTCTTTACATAGAGATAAAATGCTTTCGTATAAAGTCCACATAAAAGTACCTCCGAAATTGTGCAAAGAAACAAAAGTACTTTTTCACGCCGAAAGCACTTGAAAAGTACGCGACAGCGGACTATAATACAAGCACAGGCACGTGATAAAGCACTTGTTCTGTTTGGTGGTACTTACATTATAAGTACTTTGGAGCGTACCGTCAAGAGCAAAAGTACGAAAGGAGGTATTTTCGTGGATTCATGCAAATTCACGCCATTTGGTTTGTGCGTAAAGACGGAGCTGTTGAAGCGTGGTAAGACGCAGAAGTGGCTCGAGGAGGAAATCACAAGCCGGACGGGGCTTTTTGCAGACAGCGGGTACATGGATAAGATTTTAAAGGGGAAGCGTAATGCCCCGAAAGTTGTCCAGGCCATCCGGGATATTTTGGAGATTCAGGATTGCGGTCAGGATACCACAGAAACTGTCCAATAAAACGGAACGATGAATAAGGGGGTGAGACAATGTGGCTCTGGTTAAAAGAAAACCACCCCATAATCCATGAGGTGGTCCAATGGGCTGTACTTGCAATAGCAGTTGCGGCGCTTGTTAATAGCTGCATTATCCTTTCAGCGCAATAATGGAGATTATAAGCCCAACAATTGCGACAACAGCAGTTATCCAGGCACGAATTTCATTAAAATAATAGACCCTATTATAACGTCTCCCATTTTCTACAAAAATTTCCCCAGGAGCGGTAATTCGAATCATTTCAAGAAAATCTCCGCTTGACTTAGATGGACTTTTGAGAATGTGAATTAAGCCTTGTGTCTCAAGTTGTTCTAGCTCTTCAAAAAGATATGGGTCTTTTTTGAGCTTCTTATTTTTTAGCGCGAGGTGGAATAGCTCGTGGACTTCGGTTTCTCCATGTTTGTATAGGTAATTAAGTATTTTTGAGGCATCACGAGTAGTGTCCATCGTATAGCCCTCCCTTCTATACGATTCTACCATATAGGTGGAGGGCAGACAAGTGCTTTGACTGACGCAACAAAATCAATAGAGAAAAAGAGGCCCGCCCCTGACGGGGCGGAGATGAGAGAAAGGTAGCAGATCTTCGGCAGAAAGGAGGAGCCATGCAAAGAAGAGAGACCCAGCGAACAGAAAGTGCGCTGGGCAAAGAGATAGCTGAAAAGCGTCGGCTACTGTATGAGAGGCACGGCGGGATCATGTCCCCCGTAGACGTTGCTCGAGAGATGGGCTACTGTTCAAGGGCATCCATTGGTGACCGATGGGCCCAGGAGCACGATGTTCCAGCGGTCCGAATGGGCCCGAGAAAACGGGGCTACGAAACAGATCTTGTGGCTAAGGCAATCGTACAGAGCCGCGGGATGGTATAAGGATGCCCCCACCCGTGGTGGCACACGGGAGAGGGCAAGAACCGATGACCGTCAAATCATCCTGTCCCTTGTATTTTAGCACGAGGGCGGGAGGAATACAAGGAGGAAATGTGAGACAGCTAAATGTTGATCCCGAATTTCGGGATAAGATACCACCCTTGTCAGCAGACGAGTTTTCCAAACTGGAAGAAAATATCGTCACTGATGGGGAGGTCCGAGAGCCGCTTGTGGTGTGGCACAACACCATCATTGATGGGCATCACCGTTACAAAATCGTCCAGAAACACCCGGAAATCCCATTCAAGGTTAAGCAGATGGACTTCCCTGATAAGTGGGCAGCAATCGTCTGGATGTGCCGGAACCAGTTGGGACGGCGGAATATCACTGATGAGCAGAAGACGGCGCTGATTGGTGAGGCTTACAAGGCGCAGAAGATGACCGTTGGAGCGCAAATAGGAAATGAAAATGCAAAGAAACAAAGTGACCAAAGCGGTCACATCGTTTCTGTAAGAACAAGAAAGGAAATTGCGGATAAATTCTCTGTCGGTGAAGGAACCGTTCAAAGAGCGGAGAATTTTGTGGACGGATTAAACGAGGCTGACAAAGTCTCTCCCGGTATCAAAGAAGCTGTTCTGTCTGGGACAGTAAAAGCACCCAAGTCTGTTATCTCTGAAATCCGCAATGCGCCGGAGGAAAAGAAACGCGAGGCTGTCGAGGCGATCAAGAAGGGGGACGCGGATACCGCGAAAGCGATCCTCCGCCCTATTCCAAAGGTTGAGCCAGAGGAACCACCAGCCCCGTTCACAGTTTCGGAGTTTCAGGAGCTTATCCATACAGCTATCAAGGCCCTGGATGCTTCTTTGAAACAGCATATGGTTCTTGTCCATCGGGAAATGCTCGATATTCCGGCTGGGCGTGACGCTGCTATGAAGGAACTGGACAGGGGAATTGAGGTCATCGAAAAATACAAAAACATGATAAGGATGGTGAGCGAGAATGGCACAGAAAATTGAAGTCCAGCTTTTAGACCTTAACACAAAGGACATTCTGATTGATGACCTCGGTCAAAGAGATGTAAACCGGAGACGGGCACAGTTCAACAAGATCATGCGTACATTCGACCCGAATCTCATCCAGCCTATCAGCGTTGCACTAATTGATGGAAAGTATTACTGCTTCGACGGTCAAATGACCATGAAAGTATTAAAGGCCAGAAACGCCGGTCGTGACCTCTGCGTAAAGTGTCGGGTCTATAACGGAATGACAAAGATGGACGCAGCTAATATGTTCATCAATCAGCGCGGCACTACTAGCAGAGTAACCCTGACAGACAAAATCAGAGTCCTCGGTAACTACGGAGATCAGAAATCCATCGACTTTCAGCGAATCACAGAGAAAAACGGGCTGGAAATTTCCTGGACTGGGAATAAGGCAAAAAATGCGGTGATTGCCGTTTCTACCATTTGGAACGAGTTTCTTACTTTCAATGATAACGAGTTATATGGATGTTTCATTCGAGTAATTAAGCAATCTTGGAATGGAGACCCCTCCGGTGCTCAGGCCCAAATCCTTCGTGGACTTGGACTGTTCATGAGGACATACAAAGGGCAGTTTAAAGAGGATATCCTCATTGAGAAACTGTCAAAGAAAAATCCGAATGATATCGTAAGAGATGCACAAGTGGATAGGACATCTGGAGCTAGAAAATACGCTGTCCAGATCTTGCTAGCTTACAACTTCGCTCAGAGAGAGGCCAACCGGTTGCCAAATCTCCTGTAAATAAAAGATGCCCCGCCAGGTGTGCGGCCACCTGACGAGGCTGGCAAACCTAACTGATAGCGCCAATTAGGCTTGATAGATATATGATACTAGAACATTCGTTCTCTGTCAAGCCGGAAAGGAAAAATTATGACAGAGAAAAGTACAATAAAAGACCTCGAGAGCCAAGCCGCCAATACCAAACTCCTGATGGACCGCTTGAACCGGGCGGCCTACGGCATGACGTTTGATGAGCTGATCCGGTATATGGGGAGGCGAGACGATGACGCCGAATGAGGTCATCCGCCGCATCACCCAGCAAGCTATGGAGCGGCACCGGCTCTCACAAAGGGGCCTTGCCCATGAGATCGGCTGTGGCGATGGCTCTATCGCAAAGCTCCTGGACGAGCAGGAGGTTCGTCTCACTCAGGAGCAGTGGTTTTATTTGATGACATTGGGAGGGAAACAGCTTGCGTGAATGGATGCTCGTGGGCGCATACGCCTGCATCATCGTGGCAATGGCGCTGATAATTTGGGACATATGGGATAGGAGAAGGAAGAAATGAAGAAATATGAGCTTACTTCTGAGACGAAAATCGTTTTTGGACACATCTTATATCGCATCAAGGCGCTTTCCTCGTTTGGCTGTGTTTCCGCTGGAGATTTAGGAGGTTTTTTGGAAAGCGAGAAAAACCTAAGCCAAAATGGAAACGCCTGGGTGTTCGGCAACGCCGAGGTGTACGGCAACGCCGAGGTGTACGGCAACGCCAGGGTGTCCGGCGACGCCAGGGTGTACGGCGACGCCTGGGTGTACGGCGACGCCAGGGTGTACGGCAACGCCGAGGTGTACGGCAACGCCGAGGTGTACGGCGACGCCAGGGTGTACGGCGACGCCAGGGTGTCCGGCGACGCCGAGGTGTCAAAAATTGGTTCTATATTTTGGATCGGGGCTGTTGGCTCTCGAAACGATACAGCAACATTTTTCCGGTGTACGGATGGAGTTATTCGGGTTACCTGCGGCTGCTTCTTTGGAAATCTTGATGATTTTGCGAAGAAGGTCCGTAAGACTCATGGGGATAACGACCATGCAAAGGTCTATATGTTGGCTATTGACATGGCAAAAATCCGTATTAGCACTGAAAAGGAGAAAACAGAAGAATGAGAACACGAGAAGAGCGCCGCCAGAGGGCCCGAGAGGTCAGGTGGATGATCGGAATAGGAGCAATGCTCTGCCTGACCTTCTGGGGCGGTATGGCATTTGCCTTTTGGGTCATGGGGTGATGAAATGGAGAACATCGAACATCCAGACATCACCGCTGCCATGCGGACGGGATATCCAGAATATGTGAACTCAGAGAATCAAGACAGCCCAGAGAATCGGGAGCAGTTTATCAATGAGAGACCCGATCTCCTTATCAGATGGCTTCGCCTTGGATACCCGGATATCTTAGAGGAATACATTGAAATGAACGGACCGGACTACCGGGAATGGCTGAATTAGGAGGAAGATATGGAGAGCTTTATTTTACGAGTTTTGGCTCTGCAATCAGAGCTGAAAGCGCCTAAAGGACAGACAAATAAATTTGGTGGCTATAAATACCGCTCTTGTGAGGATATTCTGGAAGCAGTAAAACCACTGTTGAAGAAATATGGGCTTGTCCTCACGGTCGGAGACGATTTGATGAATATAGGCGACCGGTATTATATCTGCGCTACCGCAACACTTAGGGATACAGACAGCGAAGCAGCCATTAAAAACAGCGCATACGCCCGTGAAGCGTTTGAGAAGAAGGGAATGGATGAGGCTCAGATTACCGGAACCGCATCCAGCTATGCTAGAAAATACGCTCTGAATGGTCTGTTCTGTATTGACGATACAAAGGATGCGGACACGGACGAATATACTGAGCGGACCAGAAGAGGGAATGAATCACACCATGGGACGCTTTGCTCTGACTGTGGACAAACCATATTTGGGACTTTGAAACGAGATGGAAGCGACTGGCCTGCACAAGAGATCGTGACATACTCCACCGGAAGATTTGGGCGTCCCTTATGTCCGGCGTGCCAAAAGAAAGCTTTTTCGGCTGAAAAGGCGGCAAGTAAATGAATCTTACATTTCAAGATGCCAAGATACAGATGGACGGCGGAGTATGGCTCTGTATAAAAGTCAATGAGCCGGCTTTAGCCAGAACCTTCATCCTGGACAAGCAAAATCGTCTCTATGACTGCGAGATCAAGGAGCACCGGGAAAAGCGGAGCCTGGATGCCAATGCCTACTGCTGGGTCCTTTTGGACAAGCTGGCGGACGCTATCCGCTCCACGAAGGAGGAGATCTACCTCCAGAAGGTGCGGGAAATCGGGATTTTCCGGGACTTCATTCTGGAGGAGGCTGCGGTCAAGACCTTCCGCACGGTGTGGGAAAGGCAGGGGACGGGATGGCCCACGGAAATTGTGGATTATTCCAGGTCCGGGGATCGTCAGGTAGTTCGGGCGTACTACGGCTCCAGCCAATATAACACAAAGCAGATGTCCAGACTCATTGACAGCATCGTGCAGGACTGCAAAGACCTTGGAATTGAGACATTGCCGCCAGAAAAGCTTGCGGCTATGAAAGAGGAGTGGGGACATGCATCGTCAGACTAAGGCAACATCTATATCTGCGAAGGTAAAGGATACTGTGGCCGAAAGAGACTGTACCAACGGACCGGCAACCTGTATCCTCTGCGGTGCTCCTGGCGGTCCCCACTGTCATGTGGTGCGCAGATCTCAGGGCGGAATGGGGGTTGAGGAGAACATCGTCACCCTCTGTGATAAATGTCACTATGCTTTTGATGAAGGGCTGTTTATGGACCGGCTTCGCCCGTTGGGATTTAACAGCCGTGAGGACATCCGTACTTATATCATCGACTACCTCAAAGGATTTTACCCTGACTGGAGCGAGGAGAAGGTGAGGTACAAAAAATGGGACTGACACAGTGTGAGCGAGTGCTGCACTATATGGAGGACTTTGGGACCATCAACCCCATGCAGGCCATTCAGGACCTTGGATGCTACCGCCTGGGGGCCCGTATCTGGGACCTGCGTCATGCTGGACATCCTATCTCCCGCCGTATGGTATCAGGAAAAAACAGGTATGGCGATAGTGTCAGCTATGCCGAATACAGATTGGAGAATAGAAATGCTTAACCATATCACTATTATGGGACGTTTGACCCGAGATCCAGAGCTCCGGCACACCCAGACCGGAACGGCTGTGGCCTCCTTCACTCTGGCGGTGGACCGGGACTTTAAGGATAAGGCTACTGGAGACTGCACTACCGATTTCATTGATGTGGTAGCTTGGCGGCAGACCGGCGAGTTTGTCAGCCGCTACTTCACAAAAGGTCGCATGGCCGTGGTAGATGGCCGCCTTCAGCTCCGTGACTGGACGGACAAGGACGGCAACAAACGCCGGAGTGCTGAGGTCATTGCAAACAATGTCTACTTCGGGGACTCCAAACGAGATCCTGGGTCCGATGCTCAATATGGAAATGATGAGCAGGAGCAGTTTTCTGAGCTTACAGATCAGGATGGAGAACTCCCGTTCTGAGGGGGTGAAATACGATGGCCAGGGAATATTTCCCGGCCTATCACAGCTACCTGGAGGTAATGGAGGCCCTCACAGACGCTGAGAAGGGGCGACTTTTTACGGCTTGCCTATTATACAGTAAGACGGGGGAAGTGCCGCAGCTCAGTGGGAATGAGCGATATCTGTTTCCAGCCTTCAGGTCTCAGATAGACCGGGATAAGAAGTCCTATGAAGCGTATTCTGCCGCCCAGTCCGAGAAAGCGAGAAAGCGGTGGGATGCCACGGCATGCAACGGCATGTCCGGCAATGCCGAAAATGCCAAAGAGAAGGAGAAGGAGAAGAAGAAAGAGAAGACGAAGAAGAATAATACCCCCCCAAGCCCCCCCAAGGGGGGCGGGGATGTGTTTGCCGAGTATGCTGGGGAGAACAGAGAGCTTTTGGCTGCGCTTCGGGACTTTGAGCAGATGCGAAAGAGCATAAAGCGCCCCATGACAGACCGGGCAAAGCGGCAGCTATGCACGAAGCTGGACGATGCGGCGTCAGACTATGAACGCATCGAACTGCTCAACGAAGCAGTCCTGCACTGCTGGCAGTCCGTATATCCCAAGCGCGAGCAGGGAACGAGTTCCCGGAAAAAAACGTTTGCCGAAATTGCGGCTGGAATGGAGGGACCGACATGACCATACAGGAGACTGCGCAGATCATGGATATCCTGACCATTGCATACCCGCAGTTTTACAGCGGACGCAGTGCGCCGGAACCTGAAAAGGCACTGATCTTGTGGTCAAGCATGTTTGCGGACGATGATGTGAAGATCGTGGCCGCTGCGGTCAAGGCGTTGATCGTTTCCGACCCTGGGAATTTTCCGCCTAGCATTGGGACCGTCAAAGCAAAAGTCAGACAGATCACCGCCCCACAGGAGCGGACCGAAGGGGAAGCTTGGGCGATCGTTGCAAAGGCAGTCCGAAAACTGGACTGGAACGACCCTGAAAAAGCATATCGGTCTCTCCCAGAAGATATCCAGAGATGCGTCCATGACCCATCTGTCCTGGTCGATTGGGCAAAGACGGATGAAAACACGTTTTCGACCGTAATTGCATCAAATTTCCAGCGCAGTTACAGAGCCAGACGGGCGGCAGACCGGGAGTATGATGCGCTCCCGCCGGATATAAAGGCCATGATAGGGTCGATGACAGAACAAAAGAGCCTGGAGGCAGGGAAATGCTGAGTTTTATTATCAACTATCCACCTACCCAAAAGGGCAAGTCAGAATGGAACCGGAGATTTGGCCTGAACGCCTATTACGCGGGAAAGCACCCACAGCAGCGGCGGAGGGACGCAGAAGAGCTCCATATGATTGCTCGGTCGGCTATGCACAAGGCAGGGATCAGGAGCAAGATGATAGACCGACCGGTGAAGGTTAAATTTTACTGGGATGACGGCCTGGACTGCGATAATCATGCGGTTTTAGGGAAAGCGTTTTTGGACGCAATGAAAGGGTACATATTACCGGATGATAACCGGAGGTGGGTCCAGAAGGTGTCACATGAGTTCTGGGATGGGGGCGCGATCAAGGTCGAGATCATGCCAGGAGGTAGGCCGTATGCATGAAAATCCATGTTGGACCTGTCAGAAAGCATGCGGAGGGTGCTCCTGGAGCCGCAGCTTCTCTCCGGTGCCGGGCTGGAAAGCCAACAAAACGAAAAAACGAGGACAGGGCGGCACAAAGGGCGGCTACATAGAGAGCTACTACATCAGGTCATGCCCGGAGTATGATCCAGAGCCAAAGCGTGATATCCCGGAAGAGAGAGGCGGTCAAAGGCTCAAATATGACATCGACAAGGTTATGCTGTTGACCAGGGCTGGAATGACAGAGGCGGAGATCTGCCGAAAGATGGGCGGTATGCCGCTTGATACACTGAGGAGATATAAGGCCATATTGAGGAAGCGAGGAAAGCTATGCTAGAATTAGAGCAAAGGACCCTTCTGGGCAATCACGAAGCGTCGAAGCGCCTGACGGATGCGGGGGTGCTGCTGCCGTGTATGTGTGGCGGAAAAGCCGGAATTGTTTGTTTTGAAAAGCGCGGAGTCCCGTCTGGAGATATGGGATATTTGGCATCAATTAAATGCCGGGATTGCTGGATGGAACTGAGACGGTGGGCGTTGAAAAAGAAGTGGGCAAAGGATTCAGCCCTCATCGCCTGGAACACCCGAGCGCCGATTCTGAGCGCGGAGGAGATGGAGATGCTGGAGGGGACGAAGAATGGCGATTAAGAACTATACGACCACAATAGATGTTTACAAAAGCCTGGGAGAAATACAGGGTGTGCTTGCCAGCCACGGGGCGCGGAAGGTCATGGTAGACTATGACAGAGCTGGGAACCCGACCGGCGTAACATTTGGCATTGAAACGCCGGAAGGCCCGCGGGGGTTCCTTCTCCCGGCTAATGTGGAGGGGGTTCAGGCGGTATTCGCCCGACAGAAGGTCAAGGCGGCTCCCGGTCAGGCGGAGCGCACCGCTTGGCGGAACGTCCGGGACTGGATTATGGCACAGATGGCGATTGTTGAGGCGGGGCAAGTTCAGCTCGACGAGGTGTTTTTGCCTTATTTGACAGATGGGAAAGGCCGAACGCTGTACCAGCTCTATCAAGGCGGATACTTGGCGCTTGGGGATGGAAAGGAGGCCAAGCCATGACGCGGGAAGAAGCGATTAAAGCACTGGAACGTATCGACAATTATGTCGGAATCCATTATATCAACGGAGTTGAGGAAGCGTACATAAACCCACATCTCAAAAAGGCTGTTAAGGTTGCCCTCGCCGCTCTCACCCCACCCACGCAGGAGCAGATGGAGCGGGTGTGGCCGGGGTGCGATAACTGCACAGCAGGCGACGGGGAGTTTCGCGTATATTGTGACAAATGGGGCACAGACGATTACTGTGGCCATTGCGGCCGTCCCCTCACCCCGGAGGCGTGGGAGGAAATGAGAAAGAGATGGGAGGCACTGAAAGATGGGAAGAGCGATTAATGCCAGTGAATTGATGCTTGAAATCCAGGCATGTAACTGGGACAGCGACCAGGATAGGGAGCGGGCGGAGGACCTTGTTTTGGGGATGCCCACCCTCACCACGCCGAACGAGCCGCTGACGCTGGAGGAGCTGCGGGAGATGGATGGGGAGCCAGTTTACATGACTTTCCCCTCAGACACTGGGAATCAATGCGGTCATTGGGCATTAGTTGGGACGCAAAGATGGGGTGCTGTATCGCTGATTTATGGTTGCGGATGGTCAAGTTATGAATCCGCCGTAGAAACTTTAGGGGCAAAATTTTACCGTCGCCCGCCGGAGGGAGAGGACGGTGATGCCAACCATGCCTGAGCATATTTTGAGCCTCAGCTATGGTTAGCTGACAAGGATTCGTTGGCTTGTCTGGGAGCGATTGAGGAACTTGGATGGCCACTTGACCGGATCGTGCATGCCGAAGTTTGGGCCACAGACACCATCCCTGCCGACCTGCCGCCGATGGTGGAGTTTAAGTCCAAGGCCGACAAGATCGTCAAGGAGCGGTGGGGAATCGAGGTGGAGCACGTTAGGGCGAAGCGCTGTTATCAGGACTTGTTCTACATGATTTGCGAGGGTGACGGAGAGCGCGGCGGGAAAATATACGGCTGGCCCTATCAGAGAGGGCCTTGGTGTAATAGCCGTCTAAAGCAACACGTTCTAGGGCGGCTCCTGAGAGACGCCGTCCAGTACATCGGCATCGCCGCAGACGAACCGAATAGGTTCCATAGCCTGTCTGACAAAAAGAAAAGTCCTCTGGTGGAGGCAGGATGGACAGAGACGGATTGCCGCCGATGGTGTGAAGAGAACGATTTGCTATCCCCAATCTACACCACCGCTACCCGTGGAGGATGCTGGTTCTGCCACAATCAGAGTGTAGGACAGCTCAGGATTCTTCGGAAGAGCTACCCGGATTTGTGGGCGCTGATGCTCAAATGGGATAAGGATAGCCCCGTGACGTTCAAGGCGGACGGACATACAGTTCACGACTTTGACAGGCGCTTCCAACTGGAGGATGAGGGGATGATCTATGTGGATGATAAAGTTTTCCGCTGGTCAATGCTGGACGACGAACTAAACTACCGGCTGTTTTAGCCGGAGGGAGAGGAGGACACCTGATGGACATTGAGAAGCTGATTGAGCAGTTGCAAAGCGCCGCAGGAGGGCCAGAAGGAATAAAGATGTGCCAAGACGCCGCCACCGCCCTCGCCACGCTCCAGGCCGAAAACGAGAAGCTGCAGGAGAAGATTGGTGATGCCATGCTGGAAGGGTACGCAAAAGGGCTTGGAGAAATGGACGCCGAGCTGGAGCAGGCTAAGGCAGAGATCACCCGTCTGAAATACTACGAGGACAAATGCCACGACTGCCCCATTGTCTGTGCCAAAACGGAGATCATCAAAGCCCACGAGGAGCTGGAAACGGTACAAGCTGAGCTGGAGCAGGTGAAGCGGGAGAATGAAACCCTAAAACATGCATTACAAAATTGGCACGAGGAGGACTGACATGGAGCGGTTGACTGAGCATCATTTCAAAAAACAGGATGGTTTTTACATGAAGTGCAGTGAGCATTGCTGCAAGGAGGACTTCTCCTGCGAGGACTGCGGAGAGTTTGATAAACTAGTTGATCGACTGGGAGCCATCGAGGACATCCTGGGCGACGAATACGACCTTGACAGCCTCCGCGAACTCAAGCGGGCCGATGACGAGGGGCGGTGCGTGGTGTTGCCCGCCGGAGGGTACACCGATAAAGACGGAGAAAACGCGCTAAAATCCGCTATGAACACCTGCTTTTATCACAATAACCCTGTAACAAGATTTATTGCGGATGCGGTTGCAGAAAAGCTGACCCACGAAGAGGCCGAGGCCACACTACGGAGGGAGCAGGATGAAAAAGGAGGAAGCTCAGAATGATATTTTACGCTGGTGTGAATTTCTTCCTAGCGGCACTAAATGTTTATTTCGGTCTAAAAGGGAATGGGAATACCGCCCTTAACTGGTCAGCAGCAGTTTTTATTTTTGGGATGGGACTTATTCAAATTGCACTTTATTTGAAGGAGTATTGATCGTGAAGGAGTACATCGAGAGGGCGGCAGCAGAACAGGTAATTACCGCTATTATGCCCAGTATGTCAACTCCGGATGGGGCAGGAGCTAACGACGAAATGGTTTTTGCCGCCCAGGAAATGTGTGCTGACGCGCTGAGCGCAGTCCATCGGCTCCCCGCCGCCGACGTTGCGGAGGTGCGGCACGGAAGATGGATTTTTGAACCTGGAAAAATCCCGTATTGTTCGGAGTGCAAAGAGTACAGCGACGATGGAGACAAGGGCGCTACTTTCTGCCCGTGGTGCGGCGTTCGCATGGACAAGGAGGACGAGCATGAGGCTGATTGATGCTGATAAATTACCGCTTGATATCATGCCAGAGGATATAGATAATGCCCCCACCATCGACGCTGTGCCTGTGGTCGGGTGCCGAGAGTGCGTGTACAAGAATACAACCGCTTGCCCAGCTTATGATGCCCCATTCATGCGCACCAGTTTGCGGATTAAGTTTTGTAGTGAGGGCCAGCGAAGGGAGGACGAGCATGACTAAGTGCTGCGCCACCTGCACATGGTACGAGGACTTCCAGGGCGTGTGCTGTAATGGAGATAGCCCATACTGTGCGGACTTCGTGAACGCAGACCAAGTTTGTGAATTTTGGGAGGAAAAGAAATGAACAAAGTTACATTCACGGTTACGGCTACTATGAACCAAAGATGGGTGAATGATTTTTGCTCTCTTCTAAAATGGATGGAACATTGCGGTTCTGTCGGCCATTCGTCATTCGTTGGATTTTACGCGGATGGGGATGGAGACTTTAGGCCGGAATTTCAAGTCAGCATCCCGTTTGAACAAAAAGACGGGATTCCTGAAAAGGAGATACTGGGAAAGCCCGAAATAATGTTTGATGCAGGTTGAGAGGTACAAAAGTGAAACAATGGAGTGAAACAATGGGAGGAGACAAGCCATGGACGAGATAATCGGAGGTGCGGAATGAGCGAAGTTATCATTACCAGTACATGGGAACATGAAGATGACCAGCAAGCCAAAGCAGACGCAGGGAAGCCTCGCCCCACGCTTACTCCTGTTAGTCTAATCGACGCTGTGACGGCGGTCCGTATGTACGGGAACGCAAAGTATCACGACCCAGAGAACTGGCGGCAGGTGGAGCCGCAACGTTACCGGGATGCACTCTACCGGCACTGGCTGGCCTATCTCAAGGGGGAGAAGTGCGATCAGGAAAGCGGCCTGCCTCACTTGTGGCATTTGGCTTGTAATGCCGCGTTTCTGATTGAGATGGAGGGCTCCATCCACGACGGGGAGGGCGGACAGCATGAGGAGGGATAGCCCTTGAACGAGTTCAAGGATAGGCTGAGAAAACTGAGAGAAAAAGAACGGCCCGTTATCAGCATGAGAGTAAAGTCTGAACTTATAGGACTTGGAAGTGATTCATTGCGCAGATATGAGCGGGGCGAAAGGGAGCCTAAGCTGACTGAACTGAAAAAGATAGCAAATCACTATCATGTTAGCTTGGATTATCTCTGCTGGGACGAAGGAGAGCAAGAACCAAAACTTTAAGCATATCGCAATAATATTTTATAAGCGCCTCCGTTTGGAGGCGTCATAAACAAAATACATGCGACAATGGGAGCATGGGGGCATACCCTGTGCTCCCTATCTCTTTCTCCTTCTTCCTGCCTCCTGCTGCCGGGAATATATGCCGCACGAGTGAATCAGCCCAAGAATTGGGGCCGGAGGATCGCACCCTCCATGCGGCGAAACATCGTCCTTTACGGACATTAGACAATGCGCTCCAAAGTACCGGAGCTGACGGTGGAAAGACACTACACCAGATTGCTGAGAGCGCCTAGGCACTGGGAAAGAGTAAGGTGCCCGCCTCTCGGCTCCATACAAAGACGGAAAGCAAAAATGCGTGAAAATATAATCGGGAAGTGCAAATAAAAACCGCCCCACTAGGGGGCGGAATCTCCAAATCGTTCAACTGGAATATTTAATGCATTGGCCAGTCTGATGGCTGTTTTAACCTCGATCTGACCGAGGTCGATCTCTCCGGACTCATATTTCGCAATAGACCGTCGGCTGGTTCCGGCCATATCTCCAAGAGCCTGCTGGGTCAGACCGGCGGATTTTCTGATGGATTTAAATTCCTGCCCTGTCATATTTACTCCTTCCAAGGGAGCTCACGCCCGTTTTTATAGCACCAGCCCTTGTTCTCGTCGTATTTGATATAGCTGTAATCATTGAGAGAATGAGCCAGTTCTGCTCGATAGGTTTGTTCATCGCTAAAATAAACGCAGCCATCCTCGTCCTGCTCAATCCAGTATCCGTTTCCATCATAAATTGTCTTCATATCATTTACCTCCTTGGATTTTCCATCTTGATAGTATTATTATATGCCTTTTAATTCGCATTTTCAATTGACGAAACAAACAAAAATGTGACTTTTGATTCTCACATTTGCACAATATGCCTCTCCTCGCCGCATGAGGCGGGCGGTGGCACCAGATAACAACAAATGGAGAATATGAATTATGAAAAGACTATTTATTTCTCAGCCTATGAGGGGTAAGACCGACGACGAAATTCTGGCCGAGCGAAGAAACGCTATTCAGGCGGCGAAGGATTCTGTCAATAATGAAATCGAGGTAATCGACAGCTTTTTCCAAAACGCACCGGCGGATGCAAAACCGCTGTGGTATTTGGGCGAAAGCCTGAAACTGCTGGCTACTGCCGATGTAGCCTATTTCGCTCCTGGATGGAACAAAGCAAGGGGTTGCATTATCGAGAATCTTTGCGCCAAAGAGTATGGAATCCATACCATTGAGGCATAGACGATGTGATACCGCATAGCGGATTACATACCATTGAGCAGGCAGTGAATAAGAGTAGGCATCAAGGAAGAACAGACCACTTGAGCCGAAGCCGCTGGCGTAGAGGTCTGGTGAGGTCAGCAATGCTCAAACAGGCCCGCGGAAAGCCTGACCAAACCCGCAGCATACCCCGAAAGGGGTATATATGCCGTGCCCTGTTGCACGAGACGGGGACGGGATCAGAAGTTTTTACATGAGGTGGTGAGCATGGCTGCACGGCTGACGGATAAGCAGAAGAAGAAAATCATTGCTGACTATGTGCAGCTGGGCAGTTATAACGCTGTTTCGAAGATCAACGGTGTATCCGCTACCACGGTCAAGAACATTGTTTTGAAAAGTGCGGATTTTGTGGAAAAGTGTGAACAGAAAAAAGACGAGAACACCGCCGATATTCTGGCGTATATGGACAGTCAAAAGGGAGTTGTCTGCGAGATTATCGGAAAAGGGCTGGCCGCCCTGAACAACCCTGAGAAGCTGGCGGAGGCCAGTCCAGCGCAGATCACCACTGCACTGGGAACGCTGATCGACAAATTTACAGCGAATACGGAGCAAAGGCAAGAGATCCACCCGTTACTGCGTGATATGTATGAATCGAGGAAATAATGAGCCTTTCCGCAAAGCAAATAGATTTTCTGAATCGCCCATTTGACCGGACGTTGGATGTGGCGGAGGGAACGCCCAGAAGCGGCAAGACCACGGCCTGCATCCTCAGATTCTATGACTTCTTAAACACCTCCAAGGACAGTAATTTCCTGGTGGTCGGCGCATCACAGCAGCAAGCGTTTCGGCTGGTCATGGATGGAGACGGGAACGGTCTAACCCATTTGTTTGGAAGACAGGCGCACTTAAAGCACGACGACCACGGAGATCACCTGGAGGCGTTAACCTGCGCCGGCCTGAAAAAAATCTACTACAAGGGCGGGGCAAAGGCAGACAGCGACAAGGCTATACGTGGACTTTCTTTGGGTGGAGTGTACTTTTGCGAAATCGATATTCTCCACATGAACATGATCCAGGAGTGCTTCCGCCGGACATATGCCGCACATATCCGATGGCACCTGGCTGACCTGAACCCACCCGCGCCCATGCATCCAGTTATTACAGATGTGTTCGATGTGCAGGACACTCGATGGACCCATTGGACAGTTGACGACAACCCAATCATCACGCCGGAGCGAAAAGAAGAGCTGCGCCGGACTCTGGAAAGAAACCCATATCTCTATCAACGGGACTGGCTAGGAGAGCGATGCATCCCGCAGGGCGTGATTTACTCTATGTTCGACCCCAAGAAACATGTCTTGCCTCGGCTGCCAGATGACGCCCGCCCTATTGAGATGTACTTTTCCGGAGACGGCGGCCTGACGGATGCCACGAGTGTGTCCTGTAATCTGGTATGCCGGACAAAGAAAGGGATTGCCCTGTACCGTGTAGCAAATTGGTACTATGACGGCGGCAACAAGGCCATGAGCGTGCAGGCCCGGGAGCTGGCTGGAAAGTTCGCGCCATATTGCCGCAACCGCTGGAATATGCGGGAGGACGCATGGTATATCGACCCAGCATGCAAGGCGCTGCGCAAGGAGCTGGAACTATACGGGATCGATGCACTCAACGCGGATAACAATGCGCATGATATACGTGGAAGCACCAAAGGAATCAAGGTCGGAATCGAGTACACGCAAAACATGATCCAGGACGGGTGCTTCTTCCTGGTAGATGACGAAACATACGGCCATATAGATTTCCTGAAAGAAATTGGAATGTACTGCGTGGATGAGCACGGGAACCCAGTAGACGCTTACAACCACGCAATGGATGAGCTGCGGTACTCCATAAACCACTTTGTTAAACAGTACATGTATTGAGGGGGTGTACCCTACGGGATTTGTAAAGAACATTCTGCTCTACCTAGCTCAGAAGGTAGGGTTAGAGTTGCAGGACAAGCCCATATATCGGGATGATTACAGCGATATTGGGAATATCTCCGTGACAGCGGTCATTGCAAACAAGGTGGCAACATTAGCCATGCAGGACAGCACCATCACCATTGAGGGAGAGAGCGCACGAGCGAAATTTTTGCAAAGTTTTCTGGATTACTATCTGGGCGACCGAATGGATGTAGCGGCGGAGGTGGCCCTGGGGACTGGAGACTGTATCGTGAAGCCATATACCGATGGCAAGCGCCTGGGCGTGGACATCGTTAAAAACGGGGACTTCGCTGTGTGCGAATCCATTGGAAACGATATTCTTTCCTGCATTTTGAAGGTCGGAGAGATCAAAAACGAGTCAGGCCTGTATCAGCGGTACGAGGTCCAAATGGTAAAAGAGGCGCAGACTGAGAGCGGGCAGGAAACCAGCGCGCTCATCATCCGCAACATCGCTTTTAAGGGCAATTCCGAAATTCCACTGGGTCAGGTGCCCGCCTGGAAGGACATCCCCGAGGAGCAGATCATCCCCAATGTAGACCGACCTCTGTTTGGCCGATACAAGTCGCCCACAGTCAACCGGGCGGATGTGAATGGTGTGAACGGCGTGAAGATCACAGCCGGGGTGGACGGTCCCATGGCAAAGGCCGTGGAGGCGTATGAGCGCTTCAACCGGGAGTACAGCGCCAAGGAGACCATGATTTTTGCCGACAAGACCTTGTTGGTAAAGGACGAAAACGGGAATGTGCTGCTCCCGCAGGAAAAACGGCGCTTTTTCCAGATGATGCGCGGCGTGGGGGACAACTCAACCCCCGGAAAGCTGATCCAGGAATTTTCCCCAGAGATACGTGGGGCGGACCTAGAGGTCGGCATCACCGTCAACAACAAGATGGTGGAGCTTCTGTGTGGGCTGTCTCCTGGGATATTGACACCGCCAACCACGTCCTATGCCACCGCCACAGAAATGCGGGCGGCTCTCAATTCCACCTTCGCGGTCATCACCAAGTTCCGTCGGGCGCTGGAACACGGGACGGATGATCTGCTCCGGGCAGTGGATGTGATCGCGAACTACAATAATTTGGCTCCGATAGGGGATTGGGATACGCAATATGATTGGTCGGCCTCCTACATCGAGCAGATGAACGAGCACTTCAACCAACTGACGGTGGCCGAGGGAATTGGAGCCGTGGACAAGGCAGAGGTCCGGGCCTGGATGATGGATGAGGACTACGAGACCGCAAAGGCCAGAGTGGAAGAGATCGCAGAGGAGACCGGGAGCCAGTACATGAAGGAGGCGGCTTTTCAGCCGGTAATCAATGAGCCGACTGCTGAATGAGTCCTGGCTTGAGGGTCTGCCAGACAACATCGTAGAGAACATGGAGGCCCTGAACAACTATGTAGTCCAGAGAATCTGTGAACGAATCCGAAAAATTGGAGATATTGGCGCGGCGGATGCTCACCGCCTAAAAACAGCTATTGAGTACGCTGGGGCAGACTTCAAGGCCATTGAAAAAGAAATTGCCCGCATTATGGGCATGAATCAGCAGGAAGTAGAAAAGCTGTTTGAGGAAGTAGCAGAGGAAAATGTAGAGTTTGCCAACACCTACTACAAGGCCAGAGACATGGATGAGCTCCAGGGCTATCGATCCCGTTCGGCACTGTTCTCATTCGTAGATGCCGCAAAGCGTCAGGCCCTGGACGGCACAGCCAATATCTCCAACACTTACATGATTGGCTTCAGACGTGGAAAGCAAACCATTCCGCTGCGGGAGTATTACATATCCACGATTGACCGGGCTATTACCTATGTACAGACTGGAGTTGTGGACTATCAAAGCGCCATGCGCTCAACGGTCAAAGAGATGGCCCGGAGCGGTCTCCGTCGGCTGACATGGGAAAGCGGATACTCCCGCCGCCTGGATTCCTCCGCCCGCATGAATATCCTGGAGGGAGTGCGGAGGCTCAATAGCCAGATGATGGAGGAGACCGGACGGGAGTTTGGAGCCGACGGCGTGGAGATCTCCGCCCACGGACTGTGCGCCCCCGACCACCGCCACATCCAGGGACGGCAGTTCTCCAAAGAAGAGTGGGAGCGCATCAACCGCATCCTAGACCGCCCTTTGGGGACGCTGAATTGCCAGCACTTCGCAACACCTATCGTTTTGGGGGTATCCAAGCCGGTATATAGCCGAAAAGAACTTTCGGATATCAACAAACGTTCCACAGAGAGAATTGAGTATAAGGGCCAGAAAATGAGCCGATACGAAGCCAGCCAGAGACAAAGACAGATGGAGACCGCTATCCGCTATGCAAAGGACGAGCGAGACGCTATGGTGGCCGCAGGGGACAAGCTGGGAGCCACGCAGGCCCGGAAGAAATCGGCAGCGCTGAGCGCAGAGTACAAGAGGTTTTGTGAACAGGCTGGGCTCACACCCAGGCCGGAAAGGACGAGGTCCATGACGGGGCCAACGGTGCAGAGAGTCTAATGGTAATATGAGAAAAACCATCAACTACCGATGAATACTCGGCGACTGATGGCTCATTCTCGGTTAGATTTCTGCACACTTAGCAATATCTGCGCGGATAAGGCTCTTGATATATCCGGCTTTGCTGGGAACACTGTTCAATCTCTGAATAATGTCTTGTTCTGTGGTTTCCACCAACCGGACCGTCAATATCTTTGTGTGCGCCTTGTGATAACGGTCCTGCGGAGTTTCTTTCCGTTCTTTAATGGGTATCGGCCCCTTTCAAAAGGTTGGGGCCGGTTCCCCGGCCCCGTGGTGATTACTGCTGGGAACCTGTGATATAGGCATCGATCAGCTTCTCCAGCTCGGCGGCGGTGTAAGTCTTATCCGGGTCTTGCTTCAAAATTCGGAGTAAGTCATACGCCATAGCCTTTTGAACATCCTTGCGCTCGTTTTCAGTAGGCATTTAATTTTCCCCCTTTCTGATTATAGTATATCATAGGTATATACCTACGTCAAGAGAAATTTCAAATTATTTTGATAAAACCCGCACCTGCGGATTTTATACAACATTTGACCGGCCCGAAGTCGAGAAACTACGGGGCCACAGTGGAAGCGACCCACGAGAAAAAAGCGAAGTGGAAAAGGAGATACCATGACAAGAGACGAAGTAAAGAGCATCATCAAGGACATTACCGACGAACAGCTCAATGGACTGATGGATCTGAATAGCCGGGACATCGGCAAGGCGAAGGGCAAGTCTGACGACCAGAAGGCCGAATTGGAAAGCCTGCGGACGCAGCTTGCCGAAAAGGACGAGACCATTGCCAATCTAGAAAAGGCCAAGGGCGATGCCGCCACCATACAGGCAGAGCTTGACAAGTACAAGCAGGCCGAAGCGGAGCGGGCCAAGGCGGAGAAGGAAGCTCAGATGGATGCTATCCTCACGCAGACCGCAGAGAGCGCCCTGGAGGGCCGGGAGTTTGTCAACGAGTACACCCGCGCTCACTTCCTGGGGGAGCTGAAGAAGGCCATCCAGGACCCATCCAACAAAGGCAAGAAGCCCGCTGACCTGTTCTCCGACATGACCAAGGACGCGGACGGCGTGTTTAAGAACCCCCAGCACGAGCATTTGAAAATCGCCGGAGTGACCAAGAGCGACACAAGCGGCAACATGACCAAGGACCAGATTATGAGCATCAAAGATGCGTCTGAGCGTCAAGCCGCTATTGCCGAACATTTAGACCTATTTAGAAAGGATTGATAACATTATGGCAGCAAAAGAGAATCTGACAAAAACCTCTGATATTCAGTCTACCGCACGTGTCATCGACTTTGTGACCCGCTTTGCCCGCAATTGGGAGCATCTGCGGGAGATTTTGGGTATCATGCGCCCCATCCGAAAGGAACCCGGTGCGATCCTGAAGAGCAAGACTGCCTCTGTTACCCTTCAGAGCGGGAACGTTGGAGAGGGCGAGGAGATCCCCTACTCCAAGGCTACGGTCATTGAGACCCCCTATGAGGAAATGACTGTGGAGAAGTATGCCAAGGCTGTGTCTATTGAGGCCATCAAGACCTATGGCTATGACGTGGCCGTTGGCATGACTGATGATGCGTTTCTGTATGAGCTTCAGGACAACGTGACCAGACGCTTCTACGCTTACTTGAACACCGGCAAACTTGCCAGCTCCGAGACTACTTGGCAGAGAGCCCTTGCCATGGCGAAGGGCCTAGTAATCAATAAGTTCAAGCAGATCCATCGGACCGTCACCAATGTGGTGGGCTTTGCCAACGTGCTGGACCTCTACGACTATCTGGGCGACGCCAACATCACCGTACAGACCGCCTTTGGCTTTCAGTATGTGCAGAACTTCATGGGTTTCTCCACCGTATTCCTGCTGTCTGACGAGGAGATCCCCCGCGGTCGCGTGATTGCCACCCCTGTGGAAAATATCGTCCTCTATTACGTGGACCCGTCCACCAGCGATTTTGCCCGGGCTGGTCTGGTCTATACCACGGACGGCGAAACGAACCTGATTGGTTTCCATGTGGAGGGAAATTACCACACCGCTGTGTCTGAGAGCTTTGCCATCATGGGCATGACCCTTTTTGCGGAGTATCTGGATGGTATTGCGGTCATCGATGTGGACAGCACTCCCACCCTTGGGACGCTGACGGTTCAGAGCGCGGCGGGAACCGATTCCGGCGACACCAAACTGACTGTTACCCCGGCGAAGGAGACGGCGACCAATGTCTATAAATACAAGACCGATCCCTCTACGGCTCCGGTAGTTACTTACGGTCAGAGCGTACGAAACTGGACTACTTGGGATGGTGTGTCTGACATCACCGCCACCACTGGACACAAGATCACCGTGGTCGAGGCGGACAGCACCTATAAGGCGCAGAACGCCGGAAACGCCACTGTGGCCTCTAAGACCTAATGTGAAGGGGGGAAGGCATGATGTGTGGCTATATCACCTATGACCAATATAAGGCGCTTGGGGGGGAAGCTAATGCATCCGCCTTCCCCCGCCTTGAAATTTTGGCAAGGAAAAAGCTGGATTACTGGACGCAAGAAAGAATCAAAGAATCAGATGAGGATATCCGTCTTTGTATGGTGCTCATCATTGATGCCATGAATAAGGTTAAAAGTGGGCTTGTCAATATAGCAAGTACCAGCAACGATGGCCTGACTGTCAACTATGCCTCCGCTAAAACAGAGGATCAAATGATGGGCTCTGTATATGCCCAAATTGTGGAGATACTTCCCGTTGAATTGGTCAGCTTGGAGGTGGGCACATGACCCCTTTATTTCGTGAGACCGTGACTATCCTGAACCGACGAGCGCCGGAAGACGGGAACGGCCTGGATTTCTGGAAGAAAACCGTGCTGACCGGCTGTGTGTTTGTCCGTACCACCGTTAGAAGTGTTTCAGGTTCCGATGTATCTATAGGGCAGACGGTGACCGTCCGCATCCCGGAATCGCCGGATTATCATCCCTACCAAGAGTGGAAGGGAAACATGAAGGGATTCACGGCCTCTGTCGGTGACATCGTGGTACATGGGAAGGTGACGGAGGACGTAAACCCGAACAATATACGGGCATTGATGGGGAAATACGAGTCCATGACCGTCCGATCCGTCCGAGACAACACGGGACTCCCGCTTGGTCACATCCATTTGGAGGGCGTATGAAGATCAGTGTTGAGGTTTTTAATCCGAAGAAAACCTTCAAGCGCATTTTTTCGGATGATGTCAGGAAATACGCCCATACCCGACTGCACGCCTATTGCTCTCCCTACGTCCCAATGGACAGTGGTGCACTGGACCAGACGGTAGATATCACCCCTAACTACGTCCACTATAAATCTCCATATGCTCATTTTCAATGGGAGGGCAAGGTATTTGTAGATGAAAGGGGTAGCACTTACGCAAAACGGAGTACCAGCAAACACGCTACGGATAGACATCTAAAATACTCTCCAGACAAACACCCGCTTGCGACCTCACACTGGGAACAAGCTGCCATGAAAGCCAAAGGCGGCCAACTGGCGGAGGATATCGAACAGTACATCAAGAGGAAGTGACTTTATGGCGAACAAAAACAAGGAAATTTTAGAATTTCTGGAGCAATGCCCCGCCGTAAAGTCTTTTCTCTATTTCAACAGTTCAACGGACAAAGCTGGACGAGTCAGCGTCGAAACCGTGTACAGTGATGTATGGGAAAATAGATTTGTGCGGAACTCTGGCATTAAGGTCTATGAGTTTGCTGTTGTGCAAATGCTGCCGCAGGATCAGGGGACGAGCGATATCAATGCGGAACAGGCGCAGTCTGTCCAAGACTTTATGGACTGGATCGATGAGCAGAACAGAGCCAAGAACTTCCCCAAATTTCAGGGGTGTCAAGTTTTGAGTATTGAAAATCTACAAAATATGCCGAATCTGGCGGGCGTAAACGAGGCGGGAACGGTCGCTAAGTATATGTTCCAGGTCAGAGTGAGGTACTACACAAAAGGAGTGAAAGCATGAAAGTATCTGAACTGATGGTCGGATATACGCCCGATGATGAATTTGAAGGGTTTGCCACGAATGATGACTGGGTGCTTGCGGTCGGGATCGGAGAGACCACAAGTGAAAAAGACTACACTGTGGTACAGCAGGGTATTGCAGGACTTGACCCGCAGATGAACCCCGTGACTCAGGACAAGCAGTACATCCGAACCGGCCTCTCTACGTCTAAAACCGGGACACAGCGCACCTTTGCGATCACCGGAGACCGGTATATTGGAGATGCGTTCCAAGATTACTGCTTCGGTATCGGTATTGCCCACGGTGTAGGGCAAAAGGTAGTTGTTCCCTATGTTTATTTCTCTATTCTGACAGGCAAGGGAGAAAAGGGGACAGTTTCTATTATCGTCAATTCTGACGGCGGTGGAAACGCTGGCGAAAATTCTTCTATTTCCATCGACTTGCGGAGCGTCGGGACCGCACCTACTGAGTACACCTATTCTGCCGTATAAGGAGAGAGCGAAATGAACTATAAAGTTTCTATTCTCGGAAAGAATTACGATCTTCCTGCGCGGACGTTGGCAGTAGATGAAAAAATCGAAGCTGTGGCAAAAATCGACCAGGAATACCGCAGCGGGGAGATCACCCGGCGGGAGGCCGTTCAGAGGCTGCATATGTTCGTTGATGAGCTTGCCCCTGGCTCTCTCCCTGATGTGGAAGAGGTGGACACCAACGATCTGATGAGGGCTTGTGAGGATATCATCACAGCCTATGATGCTCCGGCGCGAAAGGCCAGAATTGAAGCGAAGATGGCCGAAGCACGGGAGGCTCTGAATCGGCCCGAGTTACAGAAGCTCCTTGCCCTGTATAATTTGAAGAAATGAGCCTGTATAGGGAGCCGCCGGAAAGCGTTACAGTCAAAGGAAAAGAATACCCCATTGAGACAGATTTTCGCCGGTGGATCGAGTTTCAGGGGATGCTCGTGGCTAAAGAGGATGACGTGAAGAAAGCGGAACGGCTCTGCGGATTTATGGAATCCCTGGGCCTTCCGCTCTCTCAAGAATCATTGGAAGCCATGATGGAATTTTATTCGGCAGCCTCACAGGAAAAGCCGGGAGCAGGCAAAGCACGGCCCCAGGCATTTGATTTTGAACAGGACAGCGAGTTTATTTTCTCCGCTTTCTGGGAGTGCTATGGGGTTGATCTGAGTACAGTCAAATTGCATTGGTGGAGATTTAAGGCGCTGTTTAAGTCCTTGCCACAGGACTGTGAGATATGCCGCATCATGGGATATCGGACAGCTGATATGAAAGATGTCCCAAAGCACCAAAAGCAGTTTTATCGGGAGATGAAAGCGCGGTATGCCTTAAATGGCGGGAATCCCGCATACAGGACCGAACAGGACATGAAGGACTATGTTAAAAGACGATACGAAGAAGCAAGAAGGCATATAGGCAAGAGGTGAGATAGTTGCCAAATGATGGGACTGTAAAGCTGGGCGTAGAGTTTAACAGTGATGATGTAAAAAAAGCGTTTGAAGGCCTGAAGCGTGAAGCTAGAGAAGTTGAAAGATCATTAAAAGAAGTAAACAAAGCCCTCAAACTAGACCCTGGCAATACGGAACTAATTACAGAAAAGCAGAAATTACTTAGCTCAGCTATTGAAAACTCCAAAAAGCAAATATCTCTTCTTGCCAGCGAAATGCAGGAAACCGGCTCTTCTGAAATTGTGGAAAAGGATGCTGACGCATATCAAAGCCTAACTCGCACACTATCTAGAACGGTAAGTCAGTTAAAGGGATATGAAAATCAACTGAATGATTTAGCCGCACAATCAGAAACGACAAGAGGGGCTATCCAAAATTCTTCTGGAGCGGCGGAAGATCTATCAAATGAATTTCAACAGGCAGAAAGAAATGCTGATGACCTTGAAGAAAAGTTGGGCAAGGTATCTGATGCCGCAAGATCTGCCCTCGGTGGATTCCAACAAGCAGAAACCGGGGCTGAGCGCCTTGAAGATGATCTTCAAGATGTTGCGGATGCGGCAGATAAAGCAGAAAAAGAACTGAATGACGTTGGAAATTCTACGGGTAGCGCGGGAGATGGCTTTACGATTGCAAAAGGGGCTGCTGCTACTTTTGCAGGGACCCTTTTGACCAAAGTCGTGGATGCGGCACTTCAAGTCGCAGAAGCAATTTGGAACATGGATGAAGCCACCGAAGAATATCGAGAGGCAATGGGACGCCTTAACACCGCATTTGAAACGGCTGGATTTAACGCAGAGATAGCGGATGAGGCGTATAGGGGATTTTATGAAATCCTTGGGGATACAGGGCAGGCAACAGAAGCCGCTCAGCTCTTGGCGCAACTGGCCACCAATGAGGAAGACGTTGCGAAATGGGTGGAAATTGCTGCTGGCGTATATGGTAAATTTGGCGAATCTCTCCCCATTGAATCCTTAATTGAGGCCGCAAATGAAACCGCAAAAACTGGAGAAGTAACAGGCGCACTCGCTGACGCTTTGAATTGGGTCGGCATCAGTGAAGATGAGGTATCGGAGCAGCTTGCTAATATCAGCACCGAAACAGATAGGGCTAGATACCTCATGGATCTGCTCTCTAGGACCTATAGCGATGCAGCAGAAAGTTTTTATGAAAATAATGAGGCAATTATTGCTTCAAGAGATGCCCAGGCGGATCTTGACGAATCTCTAGGCGTTTTGGGTCAATCTGTTGCAGACTTAAAAGTGGCTCTAATAGATACCTTTGGACCAGCGTTAGGAGATCTCGCAAAAGGAGCGGCTGGATTCATCGATGGTATAGCGGGTGCTGTTAATACACTAGGCGATTGGTTTGATTGGCTGGGAGGAAAAGTCAAGGACTTTTTTTCCCTATTTGGAGGGGAAACAGGATTTAGCGGAGAAAGAGGCTCTGGTTTCGGCGGTGGCTCTTCCCGAATAAATAATGCCCCTCAAGTAGCCACCATGAGTGTTTCGGATGTGGGGGATGTTGCGGATGGTATTAGCGCAACTGCCTCCAAACAGGCTGCAATACCGGAGATAGCTAGCTTCCTCCGCACCAAATCGAGAGATGCAGTGATTTCAGACATTGCAAATTGGATTCCGAGCGCGGCTCAGCGGGTAGAATCAATGAACTCCATGATGGTCCCCGCCTCCGTCTCAGCATCGGTTCCCCGGTCCCAGAGCGAACAGACCGAAAGCGGATCGGGCCGGACCGGCGGTGGGGAGCAGAGAGTAAAGTTGGATATCGGGTTTTATCCCAGAGAGGCGGCAAAGTTCCTCCGACCGTATATGAGGGGCGAAGATAAGCGCACAGGAGAAGATCTGGTGGAGTGAGACAATAATGAGCTATATCTTTACATTAGACGGGACTGGGTACAACGTTGGAGTAGAATCCATTTCCAGAAAAGCGAGAATTGCAGACGGCCAAAATTCAGATGATGCGCTCTCAGGATACCATTGGCGCGATTTACAAGGGACTTTTTACGACTATACAATGCGGATCTCTTCGGATGGAATGAGCAGGGAGGAATATGATTCTTTCTACGAAGCACTTACGTCCCCTGTTGACAGCCATGCCGTAGTGGTTCCGTATGGACAAACCACGTTATCGTATGAGGCATATATCGAAATAGTGGAAGATGAAGTGGAGTATATGGATGATGGGACATGCTGGGGAGGGCTGACCGTCACATTTTACGCCAGAGAGCCAAAGAAGGTGCCCACATGAATCAGATTCTTTACAACGGAAAACTATATTCGTCAAAGGACATCTTTTCCGGTAATGTTGGGATCTCCATGTCTCTAAAATCCTCGTCTTTGAAAGCTAAAACCCTTTCCGCAGAGGTAAGGGATTCTGGAAATACATTTTCTAATTTTGCCAGAAACACTCCTCTTAAGTGGCTGTATGATGGGCTGCAAAAAGGTATTTTTTACCTTCAAGAGGTAGAGCGTATAGGCCCTGCACGTTACAGCATGTACGCAACCTCGGCCATTGGAATCCTGACTGAAGGAATCCACTACGGAGGGATCTACAACGGGCAGACAGCTCAAACGGTGATCTCTGACATCTGTGGAACTATTCCTTTTTCGATTCAGAACAAATATAAGGATATCAAACTTTACGGGTGGCTCCCGGTATCTACACCAAGAGACAATCTGGTTCAAGTGCTTATAGCAATAGGTGCCTGGGTAAAAACGGATCTAAATGGCGTTTTGCGGATTGAAGGACTTTGGGACGGAATATCAGGGAACATCAATCAAGATTATCTCCTTAAAGGTTCAAAGATTTCGAAAACAGCAAAAATTACCCAGGTAGTGGTTACTGAGCATCAATATGTAGAAGGAGGAGAACAGACAAGTCTATTTGAAGGTGTCACAGCACAAGGAGATATTATTACATTTAGAGATCCCATGTATAGTTTATCGGCTCAAGGCTTCTCGATCCTCGAAAGAGGGAGCAACTATGCGAAATTATCAGGTGGGTCTGGAAAGCTTACAGGTCGAGCATACATCCATAATACACGAGAGATCGTGCGAGATGTAGCGGCGGCAGAAGAAGAGAATGTTAAAAGGGTAAAAAATGCGACCCTGGTATCACTTGTGAATTCCGCTTCAGTTGCAGACCGACTTGTAAACTACTTCAAATGGACGGAGACAATAGATTCCCCCGTAATATATCAAGGAGAAAGTTGCGGGGATTGTGTTACTGCATGGCATCCATACGAAAAAAAGAATGTCTCCGCTTGCCTGGAATCTGCGGATATTGATTTTTCAAACACACTAAAGGCAACGGAAAAACTTCTGATTGGTTTTACTCCACTTCGATTTGAACAGAGCCAAACCTACGATGAGCACGAACTCCTCACAGGCTCTGGGACCTGGACTGTCCCGGATGGTGTTAGTGAGGTTGAGGTGGTCGTAATTGGCGGCGGCGGAGCTGGCTATGATGGGAGTCCTGGAGAGGCTGGGCCCGGCGGCTCTGGGACTTGGGGGGAAAGCCTGCGGGACGGAGATACAATTAACTTAGATGGCGTAGCCGTTGGAAGCAGCAAAAGCGCATCAACAAATTGCTCCACATCTCAAAGAAATACAGATCCAGGAGAAGGTGGAGAGGGCGGTTCGGCTGGTACACCAGGAAAGGTTTATCGAAAAACCATTTCAGTGACTCCAGGGCAAAAAGTCTCATACCAATGTGGAAGCGGAGGACAGTCCAATGGTTCCACCGGTGGAAATACGACATTTGGAAGTGTCTCGTCAAGTTCTGGATCATCCTCCGGATCAGGATATACAGACATCATTACAGGCGAGACATATGCAACAAGTGGAGTTTCTGGCGGGAAAGGTGGAAAAGGAGGAAGTGCTGGCTCTGAAGGTGAGTCAACAGGTGGATCAGGAGGCGGATATCCAAATTCTCGGAGCATCAACGAATCTGATAACCCAAGAAACTATGGATCGGATTACAACACGGAAAGCAATGTGAGTGTGTCTGGAAATGCAGGCGGAGCCGGCGGCGGTGGAGCCGGTGGAGACTCCGGAAGCATTAATGGAGGCGATGGAGGGGATGCAACCGCTCCATCCTTCAGCTATGATCTTGATGTATCTTATGCGCAAATTAGGCTCACGCCTTCACGAGGTGGAAATGGAGGAACTGGGGCTAATGGTTCGAACGCGAGCAAATATGGATCATCTGGATCTGGAGGCGGTGGAGGCGGCGGAGGTGGCGGAACTGCATCTTCCTCCATCAACGCAAGCGCAAGTTCAACGTGCGAGGTCCTTAGGCTTACAAATGAACGACACATTGTACAATCTTATGTAACAAGCACTGACTCAAAGCCAGGCTCTGGTGGAGCCGGTGGAAAAGGTGGAGCTGGCGCGGATGGCTGCATCATCCTGTATTACGGTGTTACGACTCCAGTCCAGGACGGCCAGCTCAAGGACAAAAACGGCCTGATGCTGCTGGACAAGTACGGCAGACGGCTTATCGTATAGGAGAGTAGACATGGCAACGATAGACGAACTGAATGCCCAGGTGGCACAGCTCAGGGCGGAAGTGGAGCAGCTGCGGGGGCAGATCGCCAGTGCGGGAGTCAATGCTCTGGCCGCGGCTCCGTCTGGCTACTACATGCTCAAATACAGCGGTGAAGAGATAGACACGAAACTAGGCAAGATTTGATGGAGGTGATCGCTGTGCTCTATATGCAGGACTGGCACATTTGTGTCCCGGCAGATTTTTCGTTGGGGTTTGAGGGAGACAACAATGCCGTCACCCTGGAGATCAGCACAGATTTGCCGGAAGGCTGGGACCTGAAGGTCGATGTGGCAAAAGATGGAGAGAAAAACATCATCCAGCTCAACCGCAGAGATAACGTCTACTATGCGCTCCTCACCTCCTCCATGCTGGCGGATGATGGGGTCTACGAGATGCAAGTGCGTGGGACATTGGGAGATCAGGTCCGGCACAGCAATATTTTTCTATCCCATGTGCATAACTCCATCAACGCCACAGACGCCTTCCCCCCTCCCCTGCCCTCTGAATTTGAGCAAATGGAGGACAGGCTCACCAGCATCAACAACAATCCGCCCCGGCCCGGCGAGAATGGATACTGGCTGATCTGGGACCCCGATGATATGGAGTACAAGGAGTCTGATATCCCTCTCCCCTCGGAAGGTGGGACTGTTGGGACCACGGATTACAATAAGCTCAAAAACAGGCCCAGCATCAACGGCGTGGAACTGATCGGGAATAAAACATCAGGCGAGCTCAAAATACCGGCAGGAGAAAAGGGTGAGAAGGGCGACCCGGGACCGGAGGGACCTGCTGGACCAAAGGGGGACCCGGGACCGACCGGACCGCAAGGACCAGAGGGGCCAGTTGGCCTACAAGGGCCTAAGGGAGATACCGGAGAACAAGGCCCAGCCGGCGAGCAGGGACCTCCGGGAGAGCGTGGACCGGAAGGGCCCCAGGGACCGAAAGGCGACCAGGGCGAACAGGGAAAGCAAGGACCCAAAGGAGACCAGGGAGAACCCGGCCCACAGGGACCCGCCGGAATAGACGGGACCTCATTTGTAGTGAGAGACCGTTTTGACACGCTGGAGGAACTGAAATCATCCCACCCCATCGGCGAACCCGGAGACGCTTATGCCGTGGGCTCGGAAGATGACAACACGATCTACATCTGGTCGGAAGACCTCATGAACTGGAAGAGCATCGGCAAGCTCCAGGGGCCAGCGGGACCGCAGGGCCCGAAGGGAGAGCAAGGACCAAAGGGAGAGCCCGGGGAACAAGGAGAGATCGGCCCGAAAGGCGATACAGGCCCCGCCGGTCCGCAGGGCGAGCAGGGCCCTAAAGGCGATAAGGGAGAGCCTGGGGAGACAGGTCCAAAAGGAGATGTGGGCCCAGAGGGGCCACGAGGCCAGCAAGGCATCCAGGGCCCTCCCGGTGAGAAGGGAGACACTGGCGACCAGGGGCCGAAGGGAGATCAAGGAGAGCAAGGACCTGAAGGGCCTGCTGGAGCTCAGGGGCCCATTGGGCCAGAGGGTCCCAGAGGGGAACAGGGCCCACAAGGGGAGCCGGGGCCGCAGGGACTAAAAGGCGATCCAGGAGATCAGGGGGCTAAAGGAGAGACGGGCCAGAATGGCGCAGATGGTGGATACTATACTCCGAACGTGGATGAGGAAGGTAACCTGACCTGGAAAGCCAGCAAAGAGGACATGCCGGATGCAACAGGAAGCAATATACGGGGTCCGCAGGGTGAGCCGGGAAAGGATGGTGCCTCTGCGGTAGATGCGGAACTGAAAGGATCTATTGCAAGACAGGATGCGGTGGTAATCACAGACAGTGCGGAAGAGGATAAACTAAAACGGATTCTTTGGAGCAAAATCGAGGGATTATTTGCGAAGGCTTCTCATACGCACTCCGCCAGTGACATCAATAGCGGGACGCTCTCGTCCAGCAGACTTCCCACGATACCGGCCAACAAAGGCGGGACTGGACAGACCACCCTAACGCCCTCGGTCACAACAAAGGGGGTACGGCAGATCTATGCGGGCACGTCGGACATGACCGCAGGGAGCAGTAGCCTGACCACAGGATGCATTTATCTGGTCTATGAGTGAGGTGAGCGCAGGTGGCTAAAGGTGTCTATGTTGGAGTGGACGGCGTAGCCAGAAGAGTCAAGACGATGTACGTCGGGGTGAATGGTGTTGCGCGGAAAATAAAGACAGGGTATATCGGGATAAATGGAATAGCGAGAAAATTTTTTGGTTTTGTCCCTTTTGAGTTTTATGCCAAAGCCGGAGAATTAGAACCAGCTCCACAGGCCACCCACCCAATGGATCGAACAAATGCTGCCGCAATAACTTTTGGGGATTATTCTCTTTGGGCGGGCGGAGGTAGTGGAGCCAGTAAAGATCCATTCACAAGAGTGATAGATGTGATTGACCGTTCTTTTACCAAATTGCCTAATTTGAACCTTTCTCGCCCCAAAAATTATTTGGGTGCAGCTGTTGTTGGAAACTATGTTATTTTCCCCGGGGGAACATATGACCAAAACGGAGCGAGAGGCGCATCTAACGACCTCGATGTCTATGACAGGTCTTTGACCAAAGTCAATACAAATCCATTGAGTTTGCATTTTACAGAATCTTTTGGAAGGACCCTGGGGGAAAATGCGTTTTTTCGTATCGTCGAAACATCTAGCCTGCTGACGGTCTCAAGTTCATTGACAGCAAAAATCACAGCAGCCGCGAACAGGGCATATGGTTACCCAGCTGGGGACATCGTAGGAAATAGTATTGTTTTTGCGACAGCAAATTCTTACGTGGCCACAGAAGTGGTCCGTATCAATGCAAGCGGGACTACAACTAAATTTGGAGCCTTTACAAATGGCACCCGTTACGGATTTGGTGGAGCATCTGTCGGGGATAAGGTTTTTTTTGCCGGTGGATCAGAAGCAAATGGGCAAGTAGGTACGGTTACTGCCTATGACGAATCCGGAACTCAATACGCGTCACTAGCAGAACTCAGACATGTTGGGACTTATATTGGTGGGGCAAGGACAGACTCAAATGCAATTTTTGTTGGTGGGTATAACCGACCATATATTGAATGGCTTAACCTGTCTGGCACATACGAGGGGTCGGCAACCTTGAAAGGAAGTTCAAGCTATCCTTGTGGGGAAACCATACTGGGTGACTATCTTTTAGTGCAAGATCAATATACCGCGGTAAATGCCTATGTACTACCAGAATAGGTGTAGGAGGAAAATATATGAGTAAATATGCAATTTGGAACAAGAAAGACCAGATTATCACTCCGATTGGCGAAATTCTGACTGCCGAGCAATGGATCGAGCGTTACCCGGTGGCTGGCCTTCCTTCCATCGCTGTGGTTTGTTCCGCGGGCGAGATTAACGGCGGATTTTTCGGCACTCTGGGCCAGATGGTGCAGATGTACGAGACCCAGGGCGCAGACTTCGCCGCTTGCGAGACGGATGAGGACAGGCTGGCTGTCATTGAAGCCTTTGAGGACGAAATGAACAAGCCAAGCACGGAGCCAAGCACAGAGGAGCGGACAGCTGCCGCCTTGGAGTTTATCGCCATGTCCAGCCTGTCCGATGAAACCATGTAAGGAGGAGCTAGCATGAACTTTGAAACGATTAAGAAGAACTATGATCGAAATCTGTGGAGCAAGGCTATGGTAAAGATGGCTGTCCGAAAAGGGGTTATCACCAAAAATGAGTATCAGACCATCACCGGCGATGAGTACACCGGGAAGCTGAGCTCCATCACGACTGACGAGCTGGATGCCGCATATCAGGAAGGGGTGCAGGAGGCATGAAAGATCTGAATTATCACAACATCATGAAAGCCCAGGGCAAGGCAGACGCCCTTGACCTGCGAAGCCGGGCCCCCGATCTCGATGGCACAGCCATTATCGCTGAGGAGAGCAAGGCCCCCAATTTTGACCCGGAAAAGGACTACTCTGGGTGGCCCATCGGGGCCCCGGTGAGGGATTGTGAGCAGGTGTACAAGCTCCTCCAGCCCTACAACGCATCCACATGGCCTGACCAGAGGCCGGCGGACCTGCCCGCCCTGTGGTCTATCTGCCACACCAAAGACCCGTCCAAAGCCAAGGAGTGGCTGGCACCCAACGGAACCAGCGGCATGTACATGTCTGGGGAGTGCTGCGTGGACGGCGGCGTAGTATATCGATGCCTGACGGACAACACCGTACATAGTCCAACAGATTACCCGCAGGCGTGGGAAAGGGTATAAAAAATCCCCCTGTAGGAGCTTAACTACAGGGGGCGCATCCGATTGTCGAAAAAAGGGGGTAACCTTTTCAGAGTTGGTCGGATGTGGCGTCATTATAGCACATCAAAAGAGGGCCCGCAAGAGGAGAGCAAAATTTTGTCGAAATGGAGGTCAATACTTACCTGATGGATGATAAATGCTTGATTGACCCACAAAGAGACTGCCTGGGACTCCAAAAGGCAAACATGCTGGAGCGGCAGATGGAGAAAATGCAGGAGCAGGCAAGAGATACCCACAATAAGCTGTTTGACCGAATAAGAGACCTGGAAAAAGCGGAAGCAGCCAGGAACGAGCAGTACGATAACATCATGGGAAAGCTGGACAAGCTGATCGCTTGGCAGGAGGCAGAACAAGCGGCCCCAAAGAAGAGATGGGATTCCATCAAGGATAAGGCCATCTGGGCTGTATTGGCCGCAGTGATTGCTTTCCTGCTAGGAAGGATCGGCCTATGAGCACGCAGATGATCCTGGCCGTTGTAGCGGCCTTCGCACTGGGGTGCGTGTTCTGTCTGGGGATGTGGTGGCTGTCCGCCCACCGGTCCAAAAGGGGCCGCACAGAGACCATGAAAGCCGCCGTCTGGCTGTGCCTGTTCAATGGCTGCGCCTGGGTGTGGTGCTCCTATCTGCTGGCCTATCTGGGCCGTGAGCAGATCGCAGAACAGCTATCCGGGAAAGCTGTCACAGAGATCATTGCCGTGATCCTGGCTTATGCCATCAAATCACTGGTGGAGAACCTGAGCAAGAATAATAATTGGCCCGATAAGGCCAGAAAGGATGAAACGACCCATGAATGAACTGACCAACTATCTGCCCATGCTGCTGGCCCTGGTGCTGGCGCTGACCCTGGTGACCAACATCATCGTACAGGTGCTCAAGAGCCTGCTGTACGATATGCTCCCCACCAACCTGCTGGCCTTCCTGGTGGCCGCGGTAGTGACGGTGGGGGCGGGCTTCGGCCTGTGGTCCTATTACCGCTTTGCCATCACCGGCTGGATGATCGTGGCGCTGATCGCCCTCATCTTCCTGGTGGCCTTCTCCGCGATGTTCGGTTATGACAAACTGGTGCAGCTGATGGAGCAGGCGGGGTGGATCAAGGCACAGAAGTGAGGAGGCGCACTATGGCAATCGCTGAAAAGATATTGGAAATCGCCCAGTCACAGATCGGGACCAAAGAATCCCCTGCCAAAAGTGATAATGTGAAATACAACACTGCCTACTATGGCAGGGAGGTATCCGATGGCAAACACCCCTGGTGCGCCGTGTTCGTCTGGTGGGTGTTCCGGGAGGCCGGGGCCTCTGACATGTACTATGGCGGCGGAGAGACCGCCTACTGCCCCACGCTGATGTCCTTCCACAAGAAGCAGAAGGTGACTGACTACCGGCCGGGAGACATCGTGTTCTTCAACTTCTCCGGCAGAAGCTCCGCCGGGCATGTTGGCATCTGCGAGAGCTGGGACGGGACCTACATCACCACCATTGACGGCAACACCGGAAGTGCCGGTGAGGACAACGGAGGTGCGGTACTGCGCCGCCGGAGACACAAGAAATTCATTGTGGGCGCATATCGCCCCGAATATCAGGAGGATGATGATATGACTCAGGATCAGTTTGATGCAATGATGGAAAACTGGATGTCCAGGCAGGCCAAGAAGAAACCGACCCAGCAGTGGGAAATTGAAGGGCTGGAAAGAGTGGTTAAGGCTGGCGTTACAGATGGGTCCAGGCCCATGGGTTTGTGTACTCGACTGGAGGCTGCTATGATGGCGGCTGCAAATAAGTAATAAGGACGTGACCAAATGAGTGCAAGAGTAAAACTTCCAGAACCGTTGGACAGGCTCTTGCGCTCAGAGCTTAAAATAGCAATCGAGGAAGCTGCGCTTCATCGTGACGATGACATCATCGCCAGAAGGTATATCATTGAGAAGATGCCACAGGCAGATATAGCGGCTGAGTTGGGCTGGGATAGGTCAACAGTGTCTCACCACCTTTCGTACATAATGGATGAAGTGAAGCGGTCCGCAAGTAGAATTGCACAAAAAGAAGGAGTCGGGAATTGACCCGGCTCCTTTTTATTGGTATAATTCGGCTGTGGAAACCCACCGTCTACTGTCGAGTTTTATCCGCCTTTGTAGATGGTGTGCGGTTAAAAAAGACGGTTGCCTGACCATCCCGCGAGAGCGGAAAGGAAGGCGAAATATGTAGCCTCGCGGGAAATAATTCCTCGGGAGGTGATACATATTACTTTGACTTTCACCTTTGCAGTTTTGGGTGCCATTGGCTCCATTGCAAGCATTGTGTCCCTCGTGCTCTATGTGCGCGATAGAAAGAAGAAGTGAGCCGTCTGCTGCAACAGAACGGCTCATGGATGTTTGAGGGCTAAGCCCTCGGCCCTGTAAGTCTTATGTATGTGGCAACCGTCTGGGTTTCCACACTTTTATTATACCCCAAAGAAAACGAATGTCAACTATGCAGAGTAACGAAGTTACGTCGTTACGTATTTCACATAAATCCCACATAACTCCCACACAACTCCCGCATGGATGCCACCCATGCGGGCTTATTTTATGCGACAATATATCCATGGAGGACGTGGGGATCAAGGGTTGGTACACGTCGCCGCCCTCCTCACGGACTCCATTATTTTTATACAAAGGACGTGTGATATATGACCCCGGTAGAAAGGCTGGTGGCCGCCGGCATCCGACCGGACTGTGCCGCCGAGAGTGTGATGTGGTATCAGGCCCAGGGGGATGACTATGGGCTCCAAAAATACTTGGATGAAGTAGAAGCGAGGAAGGAGGCGCTGGACAATGGCCGGATTTCCTAATTATACATACCCCGCTTATGGCGGATACAACCCAGTAACTCCGTTTGCGCCCGCTCCACAGATCTACCAGCCTATGCAGCAGCCCTCTCCGCAACCCGTACAGGCCGCACAGACGGTTGGGAATACAAACACACAGCCTAACTTTTTCTGCCGTCCTGTGGCCTCCAGAGAGGAGGCGCTTGGGGTCCCGGTAGACTTTATGGGTGCTCCAATGTTCTTCCCGGACCTAGCCCATAATGTGGTCTACATGAAACGATTCAATACCAACAGCGGAGCAGCTGATGTGTTCGAGTTTAAGCTCGATGTACCCAGAGAAAAACAGGAACAAGCCCCTGCGCAGGTGGCGGCCTTTGCTCCACTGGACGAGTTTATAGACATGAAGGACACAGTGCAAAACCTAAAAGATGAGGTGGACAGACTGAAAAAGCCCGCTGGAAAGGCAGTGAAAAAGAATGATGCCTCCGATGAATAATCCCATGATGGCTATGCTCCAGATGGCACGGAACGGCGGAAATCCTATGCAAATGCTCCAGCAAATGGCCGGGCAAAACCCACAGGCCGCCCAGGCTATGCGGCTCATCCAGGGAAAAAACCCGCAGCAGCTCCGCCAAACTGCGGAGAACATGGCAAAGCAGAGAGGGACCTCAGTTGAGGAGATTGCAAGACAACTTGGGCTTCCGATGAAATAAAATAGCGCACTCTTTATCAGTTTTCGGGTCTTGATAAAAACCGCTCTTTGGAAACATCCGGGGAGCGTACGGCCCCGATGTAATAACTGATAAAGGAGTATATACAATGGATAACGATTTTGCGACTGGCTATGCGCTGGGCAGCGATTCCAACGGCGGCAACTGTAACAACGGCGGCTTTTGGGGCGGTGACGGCTGGTGGGCTATCATCATCTTTGCCATGATCTTCGGCTGGGGCCGCGGTGGTTTCGGCGGCTTCGGCGGTGGCGGTGCCAGCACTGATCCCGGACTCCAGGGCCTTGCCACCCGTGCAGATGTAAACGAGGCCATTGCCTTCAACGGTGTGGAGCGCGGCATCTCTGCTATCCAGCAGGGCATCTGTGACAGCACTTATGCCCTGAACAACAGCATTACCAGCGGCTTCAACAACACAAATGTGGCTCTGCTTCAGGGCTTCAACGGTGTCCAGTCTCAGATGTGCAATATGGCCGCTCAGGCTCAGGATTGCTGCTGCCAGACCCAGCGGGCCATTGATGGTGTGAATTACAACATGGCCACCAACACCTGCGCCATCCAGAACACCATCCAGGGCAGCACCCGCGATATCCTGGAGAATAACAACTCCAACACCCGCGCCATTCTGGACTTCCTGACTCAGAGCAAGATCGATTCCCTCCAGGCGGAGAATCAGTCTCTCAAGCTGGCTGCCTCTCAGGCCAACCAGAACAGCTACCTGACCGCTACTCTGGATGCCCAGACCTCTGAGCTGATCCGCCGGATCAACCCCATGCCTGTGCCCGCCTATCAGGTGCCCGCCCCCTATCCCTACTGCGGGGCCTATAACAATGGATGCGGCTGTGGCTGCTAAATTGCATCAAAATCGAGGCAATTAACTTTCCGGCTCTGCCGTGACTATTTCGGGGCGGTGGGCTGAGTGTCTGCCGCCCCTGATTTCTTTAAAAAACACGTTTTATTATTTCTTTCCATTTGCTATAATAGAAACATAAAATTTCTATGGAGGTTCTATTATGGCATTTAAGCTTGACGATCTGACTGGAAAAAGATTTGGGAAATTGACTGTGCTTGAACGGTGTTATGATATGCCGAAAAGGGGAAGTACTGTATATTGGAAATGTATATGTGATTGTGGGAACGAGACAATTGCCACCAGCCTTCACTTGAAAAACGGCGATAAGAAGTCCTGCGGATGTATGCGAAAAAATGACCTAACCGGCAAAAAGTTTGGAAGACTTACTGTTCTAAAAAAAGATGGAAAAGAGAACGGAAACCAAATGTATTTGTGCCAATGTGAGTGCGGAAATACTGTAAGGGTATATCATTCCAATCTAACAAGGGGATTATCTAAATCGTGTGGATGTCTCCAAAAAGAAGAAACATCTAAAAGGTTTACCAAACACGGGATGCGAAATAGCAAACTTTATAACACATACACTAATATGATGAACCGCTGTAATGACCCGAAAAACAAACGGTATAGCAGTTACGGCGGTCGTGGAATAAAAGTGTGCGATGCATGGAGTCAGGGATTTGAACGGTTTATGGAGTGGGCTCTATCCAGTGGATATGTGGAAGGACTTACAATAGACCGGATTGACGTGGATGGTGATTATTGCCCTAAAAATTGCCGGTGGGCTACAGTGAAACAACAGGCAAATAACCAAAGAAAAACTATTTTCATAGAAATTGAGAGTCAGAAAAAATCGCTTAAGGAATGGACAAGCTTTATGGGATGGAAGTATGGGACGTATGCGGCAAGGCATAGGAAAGGACAGTTCCCCTTTACAGAAGAAGAAATTGAGATGATAAAAATAAAAATTCAAAGGAGTGAACAATTATGCCATGCAAACCCGTGTGCAGACTTTGCAATCGACTAGTCTTCAGTCAATCCATTGAGTTTACAGGCGGAAACCTTGTAGTTAATTTACCCGCTGGCTCATACGAAAACGGAGAGAAATATTGTGTTGTGCTTAGTCAAACGATTCCAGAGACAACTACTATTGTAGCGCCGGTAGTGTTTACTATTGGGAGTGGGACGACCCAATATCCTATGACAAATAGATCGTGCTCCCAGGTCACCGCATGTGGCATCCGTACCCGGACCAAATACTCTCTCTGTGTCGTTACTACCCCAACCGGAGGCTCGTTCCGTATGCTGGGCACTCCCTGCTGCTCCCCCAGCAACAACCTCACCAGCATTGACGGGGGCGCTGCTCCCGCCCCTACGGCGTAAGGAGGAATCAGGATGAAACGATCCACACGGATGATGCTCATGTCCAGTGGCAGCAATCGCCGCTACAACGACGGACGGAGCTATGATAATTATGATGTTGATGATAAATTCCGTGACCGCCGTGGCCGGGAGCATTATGACAACGGTCGATATGCGCCCCGCTCTGAGATGATGGAGCCGGAGGACCGGGGATATCGTCGATACTCTGATGGCCGTTTTGCTCCCCGTAATGATGGCGGGATGTGGGTAGAGAGTAACTATTGGGATGACCGTATGACCGGCCCTCAGTCCCACTACCCATACTATATGCCTCCGGCCTATACTAATAGACGGGAGATGACTAGGCCCATGAATAAGATCGGATTCGCCATTTCCGGTGAGGGTGAAATGAAGACCCCCAGGGAGTTTGAGCACGACTACCGCATGAACGAAATGGAATACCGGAGAGGTGGAGAGCGAATGAGTGGCTATGGAGCCGCTTCCGGGCACATGCCCTTCGACCGCCGTATGGCGGAGGAATGGACCGCCAATATGGAAAATGAGGACGGCACAAAGGGGCCTCATTGGTCCTTTGAGCAGGCTAAACAGGTGATGGCCCAGAGAGGCATCGAGTGCGACCCTGCGGAGTTCTGGGCGGCCCTCAACATGATCTACAGCGATTATGTCAAGGTCGCCAAAAAGTTCAACGTGGGGAGCAATATCGACTTCTACGTGGACATGGCGAAAGCGTTCCTGGACGACAAGGACGCCGGACCGGACAAACTCGCTAAGTATTATCAGTACGTCGTGAGATGACAGATCCGCCCTCAGAAATGGGGGCGGATTTTTCCACCACCTTTTCCACCACCTAATAGCTAAAAATATGCTGTTTTATGCACTTGTAACTTTCTTTTCAGAAACATAAAAAACTCCGAAAACCCTTTAAAATCAAGGCTTTCGGAGCTTTTTTCTTTGGTACGGCCGAAGGGACTCGAACCCCCAACATTCAGAACCGGAAGCAGTATATCATAAAACCATATAACCCTTGTAGCTCTAAGAGATTTCTTTATGCATTCTCTCGATTTCCACCACCATTTCCACCACTTGTTGATTTGGTCCCATCCAATAAGGCGATACCATTATGGAGTGTTGAACTGTCTCTGTGGGTGTAAATATTGGCGGTCATCTGAATGTCAGAGTGTCCCATGAGCTCTTTTGCCACATTGAGCGGGACACCAGCTTTTTGCAAATCGGTGCAAAAAGTGTGACGCAGACAATATGGGGTGAGATCTGGAGCTACCACAGATTCTACAATTCGATTCCGATCGGTCTTTGCGCCTAAGTATAAGTCCAATTCTCTTTTGAAGCCAGTCCAAAGACGGCGCAGGCTGTTCTCATTCTGAAAGTTCCCGGCCCCGGTTGGGAATACAGGAGCGAAGGAATTTTTCTTGGCGTTCTGAAGCCTCCAAAGAAGGTCTGAATGGATCGGTATGTCCCGGACGCCGGAATCCGTCTTTGGACCTTTGATAGCCTGAGAGCCGCTTTCTTTTGCCGCGTGGACATGGATCTCATTATTTACAAAATCTACATCAGCCCAAGTAAGGGCTGCCGTCTCCCCAGGACGCATGCCGGTATAGAGTAAGGTAAGAACCCACAGTCCAGCTCGGTGATGCTCAGCTACAGCGAGAATAGCTGATCGCTCTTCCTCCGTTATAGAGCGCCGCTGGTGCGTTTGAACATGGGGCAGCTCTAGAAGCTCAGCTGGATCGTATGGAATAAGGCGTGACTGTCTGGCCCTCTTAAACATTTCCTGCATGACCATTCGCAGCTTCTTTACATGGGATGCGGATCTCCCCGCCTGCCCATTTAAAATCCGCTGAAGGTGTACGTCCTTCACATCCTTGAGCTTCATGGAGCCGATGGCAGGCTTGATATAGCCATTGAATTTTTCATCGTACATACCAAGGGATTTCTTGGTCAGCCCTTTTGGGTCCTTATAGGTCGCTTTCCACTGCTTATACCATGCAGTCACAGTCATCGAACCGCCAATGGCTTCTTCCCCACGTTTGGCCGCGGCCAGCTTTTCCGCCAGCTTGGTCATGGCCTCAAGCTCTGTTTTCCCTGTTGCCTCGTACTTCTTTCCATTGTACCGGGCGGTCTTTCTGATATATTCGCCCAT